ATGTCTGCTATTTTAGATGATGCGTCACCTGCGATATATTCCTTAGTGCCGAATGGATAAATGACTATTGGCAAATCGTTATTGGCACGCAAATCAGCTCCTGCCGACTTTAAAGTTTCATATGCCGGCAATACTACACCGTCATCATGCTTTACAATTATTTCTCTTTGTTTCATAAAAAGTTTATTTTTTCTTTAATAAACGTTGAGAACACTCATCGGCTGCTTTATCAACGCTTGCTTTTATAGCTTCCAATGTACCCTTTAATTCTGGGTTGATCTTCAAGATAACCTTTTCTAACAATATCCTTTTCCTCTTGGTCTTATCTGCCAACCTTTGGATTTCTTGTTTAGTCATATCTTTTATCCTAAAAATGCATATTTGAATCCTGTGCTTATTTTATTAGCTCCTAATTTAGCCAACCAAAAGCTTGAAGAAATGTCATCATGGTCTCCAACGCTCTCCAGTCCCTTTTCCGTAAAGGCAACCGATCCAAGATCAGAAAAGATCAAGTCTTTCATATCGGTTGAATGTTTATCACCTGTTGGAATATGTATCTTATACCTTTCAAAATCTATTGCCAACCCTGGCCATCCGGTCTTTAGATCGTATTTATCAACTCCGGTATTATGACCCAACACTGGCAGTCCGGCACGATCTGATTCTTGAACGAATATTTGTTGGAATACATTTTGTTCTAACACCATTACATCCGGTGAGAACCTTAAATTGATTCCTTTCAAAACTTGCATTTGTTCGTAAAAACTTTTGCCCTTTTCCCTATAAAGATATAACAGCCACCGTTCCTCATTTTCATCTATTCCCCAAACGCTGAAGACAGCATAGTCAGCTCCGACACTCGAACTAATAGAAAAGTCACAACCAACAATTACCCTCCCGAATTTTATTGGAAAATCGCTTCTATTCTTAACCAGAGTATAATTCTCCATGCGAATTAACGATCTGGATAAAATACTCATTGGGAATATGGAAGATTCATTTGTGATAGGTCTGCAAAGGTTTTCCCTACTAAAGATTATATTGCCCTGAGATTCTCTTTTATCCATCAAGTCACCAAACCCCCATCGTTGTGGCCAAAGTATTCTGCCATCGGGAAATATGGCAGGATATTCAATTACAAACCACCCCTTCTTAGTTTTCAAATCCCCATAAAGGTCAGAAGCATGGAACGGAGTACCTACCACGATAACTTGCCCGCCAGGCACGATCATATTCATGACCACTGAATGAAAATAGTCGATTGTTTTTATTCTCTGCATTTGAGAATAAATAACATTATCTTTCAAAGGGTCATCGATGATTATCCAATATGGGTGAGCTCCACGGACAGAACTGCCAAAACCTTTAGTGGTCAAACGTGCTCCGTTCTTACAAACTATATTTGTACTTGCCCAACCAGCATTCTTAGAATTTGGAAACAACCGATCTCTCAATATTTCGTTTCCTTCGATATTGCTCTTCAAGATTTCCATTAAGTCTACAGATTGCTGCAGAGAAAAGGAAAACAAGAACCCTCTGTTTGAGTTCTTGGCATTTGGTCGTGCGGAGTATATTGTTGATTTTGGTTTGCAATATCGGTATAACTGCCAAGCAGCGTATGCGTTGGAAAAGTAATACGACTTTCCATGGTCACGTGCTGCATTAATACAAAGCTTCTTATATTGCATTACCAAATCACCCCATTCCAGATGATGCCAAGATAATTGGAAGTCTGGCATAACAGAAGTGATGAAATATGTCAAGCTCCGATTGCGTAACGTTTCCTCAATTGATTCTGATAATCGTTGTTCGTACTTTGGGCTGAAGTCAATACTATTATTTCCGGTATATAGAACACCATAGGTATCTTTTATCAGATTCTCTATTACCAAATCAATATCACCTCCCGAACCTCCCATCAGTTCAAGAATGCCTCTTTCATCCAATCCTTCTATAATCTCGTCAACCGTATTCAGACATTGCAATTTGTGCAAGGGTGATTGCAGTAAGGTAGTATTTATGTCGATTATCATATTACAATTTTAACTTAAACAACAAAGGCCAAGACAGTATTTAAACCGCTTGACCTTTATTATAATTGGGAAGTTAAATTTGTTATGCGTCCAATGCCACGTTGATAGTTTTCTTCAAATTAATATCAAAAGACTTCTTTTCTTCATCCGTAAAAACAACGCTCCCTTGGACAAAACCTCTAAAAGCTGTAATGTTCTGCATGAATAAAGCTATTGATCTGCCAACTTCTTCAACCGCTTTTTCCTTCATTTCCTTTTCGGAAAAGCGGAACTCAAATTCATACGTTCCTTTAGTAAATTCGACAAAGCCAAAAGCATTTAACATCTGGAGTACCTGATCTGCCTGAGAATTGGTTAAAGTAGTCTTTTGAACGATTTGTTTCTTATACCAAGTGCAACCGGAAAATTTCTCCAAATCCTTAGTTCTGGCAATAAGCTCGTATAATTTAATGGCTTGTGATCTCGCTTCTTCACGATTCTTATCATCAGCCACGTATTCAGCAACGGAACGCACTGGAGCATCGGTTTTAGCAACTTTTTCTCCTTCGATTATATAACCCTCCACTAAACGATCTTCAATGACTACAAGCTCAAGTCCATGCTTGGTTATAATCTTTTCGATCTCGGCAAATGCAAACTTGTTAAGAGTGCCTAACATAACCAATTTCTGTTCTTTGGCTAACTCGACTTTCTTTGTTCTTGTCTTCTTTACAATCGGAGCAGGTGGAACAGGCTCTAAACTGGCGTTACAAATATCGCAATCTTCATCGGCTCTATGAGGAACTGGCAATTCACACTCATCACATTTAGTCCATTTTCTGCCGGCTGGAGCTACTCCTTGAGGTTCATCAAATGGAGTGCCAAATTCTTTTACGGTTTTTGTTTTCTTGGTCATTACTTGGTCATTTTAGATATGTTCTTCAATAAGTTTGCGACTAATGCCTCTGGAGTTGAGAATGTCTCCGTAACTCTTATGCCGTTGAAATTGGTTTCCAAAATATCACCATCGGGTGATAATGTTTCACGCCTCAAATTTAGTTTAACCAATCCAGCATCGTCTCTGAATATGCCCCGAACTCGGTACTCCACTATTTTGTTATTATCCAAAGCAAACAGATAATCATCAATGTTTGGATTCTTTCTGTACTTGACCTCTGGTTTACCGTTTGGTTCCACGAACTCTTCAAGCTTTGGAAGTTTAGGTTTCTTTGGAGCTTTCTTTTTCTCTTGCATATTAGCGTTCAACTGGGAAATTATCGCTTTTGACATTGTCGATATACTCCCCATGCAAACCTTAATGATTTTGAATTCAAAAGTTCTTATTCTGCCTTGACTAACCATGCAACCTTCATTAGTCAAAGCATCGACAATGATCGGTTGATAGTTATGGCTCAATTGGTTACTTTTTAGAATATTGGCTATTGAATCATCGCTGGAAACTTTCACCCATTGATTAACCTGACAACCTAATATCATGATTAAGCAATTCCGCATTCTTTCTTCTAATGGCAATTTTGTCCTCATAGTGTTTGGTTTTCTTTATAAAACTTTGGCTATTTATCTTTGGCGCATTTGAACTCAAAAAATTCTATTCCCTTTTTTCTTTGCTTCTTGTCTTCTATCGTTGTTGACCCTCCCTTTCTTAATCTCTTAACAAAAAACCGGAATAAGTCAGCTGTTGCCTCTACATCGTTCATAGCTCCGTGCGCATCTGTAAGAACAATATCAGCATTCTTGCAATTAGCTTTTAAATTGAGCTTTTCTTCGCCTGTTATACCAAAAGTTGCTTTCGCTAAAGGAAACGTGTCAATGAAGTTTTCATATACAAAATCGTTGAAGTTTAATTTGTCAAGCTCGAATGCATACTTCATAAATCCTATATCAAATGTGACATTCTGCCCTATCGCAACTAAACGACCAAACTCAGGTTTCTTAGGTGCTGCGTTAAAGCTTTTCAAATACTCCGCACACGTTTTATTGAATTGCTTTATACTTATACCGGAATTAATATCAGACATGCTTAGCATCGTGCTTTCCAGTGCCTCTCTGGTTATCTTTAAATCATTATATGGCTTGACAAATGTCTCCCAACGATCTATTTCTTTTAATGTTTTGTAATCCAATATAACGCAAGCAAATTGAGTTATTGGGTTTTCAGTCGGCTCTAAACCGCCAGTTTCAAGGTCAAAAACAAAGTAGTTACTTTTATGCATTCGGGAAACTCTTTAATTGTGTGATCTTATTCTGAATTGTTATGTATTGTTCTTTAACCCTGCTGTCCTTTTTAACCAAAAACTTCATTTTCTTATACGCTGATAAGGCAGTGGCGTGATCTTGTATAAATACCTTTCCACATTCAGCATAAGTCATTAACCTGTCGCCATCTTCGTTTCTTAACTCCCTTAACAAATAATAGATAAAATGGCGGGCTGCTACCAAATTTTCTTTTCTTGATTTCTTATTAGCTTTCAACGTTGCTATATCGGTTTCAAAAATATCGCAAACTGCCATCGTCACATATTCTGATTCTTTCCTCTCGATTCCTGGTACCACCCAGAAACTCATTTGTTTGCTTGTAGTCATTTATTTGGATTTTAATAGATCGAAACTTTCGCAAGATTCAACATACTCAAGATTCCAAACGCCATCTGCATTTTTGCGAATGACTCTAATAAAACGTTTGTGTTCTTGAACTGGATGAACCTTTACTATCTCACCCTTTATAAATGGTTTTAATAAATGTTTATTCCATATGTTTGTTTCTGGTACTCCATTGACTATTATCATCTTGGGAGGGTTGGCAACATTCAAAAGTGACTTCATAGATTAGTTAGTTTTATTCCTTTTAGATAACTCTGTATAAAAAGAAAAGCAGACTATTTATTGGGTGTAGAATCCCTTTATAGTCTGCTTTTAATTTTGTAAAACAAGCACAATTTCAATTCATTTCGGCTTTATTCTCTTTTGACGAACATAGACATCAGCCACTTAATTATTCCGGTATCATATAAGCCATTGCATGCTAACCCCGCACCGATTCCATAAAGAACTGAATAGTACCACGTCATTTCATGTATCACTCTTATCCCTAACCAATATGCCAAAGCTGTTAACAATATGCCTATAATCCAAGAAACTAACTGTATTGCAATACTTGGCATAGTTCCTACTGATTTTTTAAACAACTCTACCACGAATGGCATTCCAATAACCAATATCGCAAAGATGGCAAATAAAGTTCCATAATTAAACGGAGTTGCCTGTGAAACGATTGGTGAGGGAGTTGGCGTCATTACCGTGTCCGTTGTCCGGACAGTATCTCCAGGTGGAGCAGCATAAGCCGCAGGGAGCAAGAAACAAACTGCAAAAAGCAGAATTGATAAAAATCTCAGTGGTCTCATTGTTTTTTAATTTGGTTAATAATTTGATTCGGGTTAATCCCAGTAAATTTACTAATAGCTGTCGCCTATTTCTTTTTCTTGGCTGCTGGCTCAATGATAACCTTCATAGACTGGGTTGGCTTGAAAGTGATCGTGCGTGATTCTTTAATGGCAATTGCTTCGCCTGTTAATGGGTTTCTTCCCATGCGGGCAGGATTGTTTTTTTGTTTAAACATTCCTAAAGCCGGCAGATTGATAGTGTCCCCACCATCCCTTACATTTTCCACGATAACACTTGAAAGAGAGTCAATCACTTTTTCGACTTCTTTTTGAGTAACTCCTGTTGACTTTGCAACAGCTACAACTACATCATACTTCTTCATAATTACAATTTTTGTTAATTAAACGATTTATTTGTTATTCGCTGGTTTTATTAAACTTTGATAAAAGAAAAGCCAGCACTTTCCATTTTTTCAATAAGATCATTATATCTTTCGTCTCGATATTCCTCAGTTAAATACCAAACCTCAACATCGACATTCGGGTGAAATGCTGTTGGGATAAGCCCTTTATTAATGACGATGCCATATTCCCAATGTGCTTCCGGTTTCTCAAAGAACTTAATGTCCAAGTCAATTGTGCTGATGTCATAAGCTCCGATAACTTTACCAAAATGACCAAATTGAATATAGGTCTTTTTGTACTTCGATTCCGAATCATCGTCATCTTTTTCGTCATCGAACTCAAAGTCAACTTTCTTTTCTCTGCCCTTCTTATCCTGTGTCGTTATCGTTGCTTTGCTGAC